ACGAGGCATCGTAACTCGCATTCGCGTACGACACACCGCCAAACGCGGAGGCGCTATTGTGACCGCGATAGACCACACGGACTGTACCAGAACTGAAATAGTATATGTCAGAGTAGTAGGTGGTGGACGAGCCGTTCATGGCTCCGATAGGCACTATGGCCATGAGTTTGCCGTGTGCCACTGAGGTTATCCAGTAGCCACTGTTGGTCATGCCCTTTATCATCATGGTCGTGCCATCGGGTAGCCAGATACGCCACTTGCCGACGTTACCGCTCGTGTTCGGTATATCAACCCCGTCCATCATGTCATACTTATGCCCGTAGATGTCCTCATAGCCTATACAGCAGATATTGTTCACCTGTGTCACCTTCGTGGCTCCGTACTCGTCTTTCTCCAGATACCACGCATACAGGTGTACTCCGGCATCGGAGGTGGTGTTTGTCACATTCGGATTGATTCCGCTTGCCTCCTCAAATCCGATGGTGTCCTGCATACCTCTTGACGCTGTGCCACCAGTAGTTCTCATATAGGTGTGCTGGCCGGCACCGCATTGCTCCTGCATATTTCTACGCCCATACTTGGCATAGCTCAGGTTGGCTATGCGGAAGTGCATCAGCGCGTCTATCTGCTGCATACCACGCTGCACGCTGTAGTAGTGGAAGTCTGTCCACGACATACTGCCGGTGGTGCTGTTGCCTGTTATGGCAGAGCGCAGTTTACTGCCTACAACACTGCTGCCCACAACAGCGCAGAGGTGCTCATCGTTGGCGAACCACTCAGGCTCCATGTCCTCTATCTTCTCGCTGTTGCTCAACACCACCTTGTCAAACTCCGCAGTATTCAAGATGGAGAAATACAACTCCGTCGCACCTTCAGGCACATCGCATATCAGGTACATGCCAGCCTCGAAACGGTTGCCCAGCGTCGGCACCACAATACTCTTCAGTACGTTCCCCTGCTC